ACTGCCATTTTAAATTGTTGATAAGACATCGTACCACCTTGGTTACGATACTTTTGATATTCCATTTTTAACATTTGTTCTGCTTGCGCTTCTGCAGGTTGGCCACCATTCGCTAGTCGTGCTATACCTCCATCAGCAGCATAAAATCCTGATTGAACGTAATCGGCTGCAGGTAAGAAAGCTAAACTTGGATCTCGCTTCCTTGCCATGTCTCTAATGTTAGCGATACTTGAAGGCGTTACACTCCAGTCGTCAATAATTTCTTCATCTTCATCGGTTCCTAAAAAAGGTAGAGTGGTACCTAATATACCTCCACCAATCAGAGCTGATTTGCCAGGATTGCCTTTGATCCAGTTCCAAATTCCACCGGCTCTTTGTGTGGCTTGACCAGGTTGTGTTGTTGTCTGTCTTCCGAGTAATAGGTTTTTTCCTAAACCCATACCTTTGCTCCACCAGTTTTTACCAATGCCTCCGGTTCCAGGAATACCACCAAGTTTTCCAAGACCCCATAATCCTCCACCGATCAAAGCGGCTTTTCCTATGGGACTTTTAACTATTTTCTTAACTGCTTTAGCTGCTTTTTTGATGATGCTTCCTAAGCCGTATCGTTGTCTGTGTGGTTTTGTCATAATTTTGCCTAAATTTTGAACCTACTTTGTTTTACCGAACAAATCAAGCTTCGGCATCAGGACATGGACATCTCTTCGGATGTCTTTTTCGTCAATTCCCTTAGCTTTCCACTCTTCTTCGGTCTTATATTTCTCCCCTGTTTTCAAATTACTGATCGTTGTTGTCACTTTTGCCGGTTTAAGTTCCATTATATCGTAACCTCCTTTTTAATGTTTAAATAACTAATGGTAATGTCTACGCCATCGGTCACCGTTCCGACTGTGGTATAGGATAAAACTGTATCGCCTTCCACCACCATCGGATTGCTTAAAATCTCTACGCTGGTAGCAGCTGTTAAAGTTTGGGTATTAATCACCTGAAAACCATTGTTCGTAATGGTAATCGTGGGGGTATTTGATCCTGATTTATTCGTCACATGTAATGATTTAACAATATAGGTTTCACTAATTAAAGGAAGTTGTGCTGATGTAACTGGATCAGTCCCAAAGAATTTAATAGGTCCTTCAGCAGATGTGCTGGTGACTCCATACATTTTATATTCATTAATTACAGCCATTATTCAATAAAGAACGCTTGAGCGTCTACCTCTTGTTTAAGTTCTTCTTGAAAAGTAGTGTTTAGTTTATTGATAACAGCGTCTAGATCTCGAATTAAAGATTGAAGAGTCCGTTGATCGTATTCTGCACTTGCACGGGTTAAAGCTTGTGTAATTTTTGCCATTAAACCAGACTCGCTATGCCTTGATCTTGTTCAGGTCCCTGACTCATTAATTCAAATTCTTCCATTGCTTTTATTTCTGCGTCTTGAGGAGAGAACCCTAATTCTAAGTATTTTTCAAATAAGTTTTCTAAAATCCGTGTGTTGTTATCGTCTGAAGCCATCAGATTTTCATTGACATCAAAACCTGGGCCTTCAACATTAACATCTTCTACAAATTCTCCATTTTGATAACCAATTCTTCCGCCGTCTTTATACTTATGAAGCTTGAGAATATCTCTAAGTACCGCGAGTCCACCATAGCCACCGGGATTAGAACCCGCATGTGGATAACCTAGTTCTTTTAATTTAAATAATTGATATGCGGATAGACCATCTTTAAATCCAATCCTTCCGCCTTGAGCTCTCCAATCCTTACTTGCTCCTGGTTGTCCTGGTGCTGCTCCTTTTTTAGATTCGGGACTACCAATTCCTCCTGTGCCCTCATGATCACGTCCTGAAGGACTTTTCCAAGTAGAATAATCTTTTATAGTTTGTTCACGCTCTATTTTTTGTTGTGCAACTTTTTCTGCTTTTTTAGCCTCTCTCTTTGCTTTCCACTTCATAATTCCTTTTCTTAAAAGATTTGTAGGGGTAGGAAGGTTAGAGAGATCATCTTTTAATTTAGCCAATGATCCTGCCCATGTAGAACCTACTCCAGCTGCATCGGCTTCATAATCAGTTATATTGGTTGAACCTAAATTTTGATTAGGATCGTACCCAAATACATTATCACCTCCGCCGCCACCATCTCCGCCACCTTGAGGAGGCCAGATATAAGGAATGGCTGCTTGCGTACGTGTAACTCCTCCGGTGCCTCCAATGGTACTAGCTAGTGCTGTGGAAGGAGTATAATTTAATCGATATCGTTCTTGAGGAATAAAATGTTCTCCTCCTTGATAGATTGCTTGGTCTGCTGGGTTATAAAAAGGTATGGCCATTATCTTCTCCCGTCTGGTTGTATGTCCAGTCTAAATGTTCCGAGCTTCCAGTCCTGAGAAACTGCTGTGTTTTCTATTTTAAGTGCAATAGCTCTTGCTCTTGCGCGAGTATCTATTTTAGTCGTACTTGAGCTAATTGTAAAGGGTCCTAGTGAAGAACCGGCAGCCGTATCATTAGGGTAGTCTCTCAACATTAAAGTGATTCGAGTGTCCCCGGTCTGAGTAAGAAAATCAGGGATGAATCTTCTAATCTTCATAATGTATTCTCCATCGCCCCGCATGTCAGGAGCTCCTAAAAGCTGTCCTTGTGCCGCTCTTTTTTGAGTAATATCAAAATCTCCTGAAGTAATTTCAGCTAGAATAGGAGTTACGGATCCTCCTGAATCCACTTGATCGGTCCCTGTTTCGTGTTGATAGTAGATTGTAATACCGTCGGTATTACCCACGACATCGTAGGAAACATCATCGGCATTATTATAATAACAGGCATGGGGTTTATCATAGATTGAAGAATCTTCCCATGCTGTTCTTGACAGGCTTCCAGTGTACCATATCGGTTTTTTAAGCATTACTGATTCTAAATAATTATAAGTAACCACCCGGTCCACGACGTTGGAGCCGCTACTGCAATAGAACCAGTTCACTTCTCCAAATAAGTTATTAAGCCCGCAGTTAATTAAATTTCTAGATGTACTATTTAAGTCATCAAAAACATAATCTTCCACAAGACAAGGCATCGACTGAAGTTGACCTGCGTATTGAAAGAATCCATTTTCTGACATCCAGAAAGCGGTACCATCTACTTCTATACATGCATTCTTTCCAATGAGTCCGCAGTTAGTACCGGCTGATTCAAATGAAAAGGTAAAAGGTTGACCTACAAAACGCATTAAGAAGAGTGCTGCATCGGTCCAGATATAAATAGCATCCCGGCCTCGAATAGCACCCATAATTTTAGAACCATTCGCGAGTCGTTGTGTGCCGGCTGTGTTGGTTGCCGTCGGTGTATAATCACTTGTACTTTCCTGATCCGACCACCTAATAAACATGTCGTCTTGAGTCGTAGAACCACCAATCGTTGTTTCCGTTCCCAAGAAAATTAAGTGACGATCAGTAGGTGAAACTAGCATATGTCGCGAGGCTGTAGGAGCGCCTGCAATCACAGTCGCTCGTGTATCCGTAGCATTAGAAAGAGTTGAATCCCATTCAAAACATTTACCATTATAAATAAGAGCAATGAGTGTCGTTCCGTAATTATCAAGCACCCACATACCGGGTTCTAGAGTAACTTCGTCCGAGGAAGAGTCGCCCCAGCCAACATAATCAGAAATATTAGTTATCGTAGCGCCTGCTGTATGCTCGGCTAAAGTTGTTCCATTAGCATTACGCGCTCCTCCACTTAACGTTCCTGTGCCGGTATCGTTAGCCGTAAAAGTAATATCCTCAGTCCCTATTCTAATGGTTCCTGAAGATGGAAAAGCTGCTGAACTGGTCAAGACTACAGTGGTGACTCCAGCATCGGCTGCAATCGTTGTTGCTAAAGTTGTTGTCGCTGGACCGGAAGCTGTTCCTGACCATTGTCCTGTACCAAAACCAAATCCGCCAAGTTCCTGAGCTGGTCCAACGGTATAATAAGTTTGAGCTCGCGCACTTCCGACATTAGAAGTACTGCCTGTTGTTTCGTTAGTGGTCATTGTAATCGTAATAGTCGTTGCTGTAGGAACGGACGTTGCCATAAATTTTTTATCTTCAAATTTTGAAACGGCAAAGCTAGAGCCTGTTAACGCCGTAACATTATCTAAATAAACAATATCATCTTCATCCATTCCATGAGGGGAAGGGAAAGTTAGGGTGACAGTCGGCTGTCCCATCGTGGTAGAAAAATCACAGCCGGTAATTGTATTGTTGATAGGATGAATGTCGTAGTACTGGCCAGCGGAATAGACGTATAAAATTCGGTTCGTACCAATCGCTGCATATTTAATGCCCGCGTTGTCATCAAAATGATGAAGTGCTCTTGCGGCTCCAGTTAAACTGTCCCCGCCTAATTGGTCCCAGCCACCTAGTTTTTCAGGTGTACCATATCTAAACCGGACATAATCTCCGCCGGTCCATTGAGCCTCAGCCCCTGTGGGAGTTACTTGTTTATTAAATCCGGGTAAAAAGTTTACTTTTTGCAGCATATTAATTCCTAGAATTACTTTATAATATACCCTGATGGGCCGGTCAATGTCTTTAGATCATCTATCTCTTCCTAATGAAGTCAAAAACTATTGAATAGCGGTAACAGTCGATCCCTGTAAAAATCTTGTTCGGCATTAAAGTAATGCCATGTGAGATAGAACCTTCAAACATTAATACAGAATTAGGGATGGCCGGCATAATGATTTGCTCCTTTTCTAAGGAAGTTCCATAGATCGAGTCCTTACATTGTAAATAAAAAACACAGGTTAATGGAGTGTGATGGGTGTGAAAAGCATAAGTATTATCTTCAGCGGATAAATTGACCCAACAAGTACTTAGGGTTAGGTTTTTATCTATATGGGTGTGAACAGTTTTAGTAATTTTATTCTTTAACTTATTAAAAGGTTTATTGTTTTTAAAAGTAAAATGTAAATTATTTTTAGTTTGATAAAGCGGCCAATTCCATACAATATTATTGCTGGCAAATTGTAAATCGATTGATTGTTTTAAGTCCTTTAAATCTTCTTTTTCGCATACGTCAAAAACGCGATAAAATTTTTTATTGTTGATAGTATCAATTTTCATGGAGCCAATCTTTTAAAAATGATCTTTTTTGATGACTTTTAAGACTTTTCTTCTCTTTTATTTCAACCGTATGTACTGAATATAACAAAGCCAAAACAGAGTTCTTCTTGAGTTGATAAATTTTATCTTCTTTTTTAAAGAAAACAATCACATTTAAATTTAAGGCAGTATTATTATTAAAAGGAATAACACCAGGACAGACAGTATAAGGTTGGGAATTAAATAAAATAGGGTCTAAAAATATCAAACTATTCTTAGGGCTTTGAAACAAAAGAGGAAGTTTAAATTTAAGAATAATGTATTTATCTAAATTAACCTGCTTGTCATGTTGAATACTGGTATGTTCGTCAATATCAATAAAATCGTTACTGGACGGCTTATTAAAAAACCACTTTCCGTTTTTTTGAGTTTCCAATATAACATCGCATGGAAATAAAATAGAGATAGACTTGTTTAATAGTTCATTGATAGCAGGACAAGCTCTCATGGTGGGTACTATTAAATCCGTAGAAGAATTTAAATCTTTATAAGCATCTAATAATGTTTTCTTCTGATGTGGAAAAGGACAAAGTTTAGAAAACCATTTTGGCTTTTGTGGTGCTCTAACCATATCGTCTATCGTTAGATAGTCACTATTATTTTTTACATAAAATTTTTTATTGTAGATCACTTTTCAGTATAATCCTCCCTTCAATCTTTCTTACCGAAACTACTAGGTATTCCTAACATAGGCCGTCCGTCATATTTATTCTTCTCAGCATCTTTGGTGGAAGCGTCATTATAATGTAGAAATACTTGACCACAGTGTTGCCCAGTAAATGGATCTCTCCAGTGTTCTACATCACAGCCCCTATACACTAACATGTCCCCTGGTTTTAAATTAATTTTAATTCCCGCTTTAGTAGGTGATCCAGGAGGTTGTAAAGATATCGGCCAAGGATCGCCTCCTAAATGTAAAGTAGTGGAAACCTCACATGAAAAACGATCAGTATGTCGATGAAGAATATCCCCATTTTTATAAATTCTTGCGTAAGAATAAGTAGGATATAACTTTAATCCTGTATATTTTTCCACAGAGGGGACCAACGCCCTTAGTAATGTTTCCATTACAATATCGGCATAGTGAGAATAGGTATTGGGAACTTGAGTATCAGTCCAAATCCCGAATAGTTTTTCAAACGGATTTATGTATTTTTGTTCAAAAAGAAATTGCGCGACATCTCTTTTATTTAAAAAATAAGTATAACAAAAAGCCGCTAAATCAGGGGAGATTGCTTTTCTTACCACGAGGTATTTATTCTTTTTAAATGTCATGCTTTATATTTCTTTAAAAATAAAATCTTTATTTAAAATAAACTTTCTTAGATTACTTTCAGTTCCATAAGGAAACTCTAATAACGGTAAGTACATTACCTTATCT